CTGTTCTGTTGAAGTTGTTGATTGAAATGGTAGGACGGGGGTGCGATTCCCCCCACCTCCACCAAAACGTCTGGGACCAGATTGCAATCTGACATGGTTCCAAGGGGAACGTTGCGTCGAAGTGATGATCCCTGAAGGTTACTAAGGCCTTAGTATGAATGTGAGTCCCGTTGAGGCAGTTAAACCAGTTTCGGACGTTTTGGTGGGGGTGATTTAGATTCGACTGTCATGGCATATTAACAAAAGAGGAACCGACAAGAAAGTCGTAAAAATCAGAAAACTAAACGCAAACGATAATACGTTCGCACTTGCTGCCTAAGACGAGGTAGCGGAGCTCCGACCCCGTGCTTGGCACCAGAAATCGGGGTCACTTTTTTATACAACGCATATTTCGCATACAACGCATACGGAGAAGACACAATGGCTTTTAAAGACCTAAAACGCAAGAACCTCAAAGACCTCACCTCAGAAATGGAAAAACTTTCTGAGAGGAACAATTCATTCGACAATTCTGACGATAATCTTTGGCGTCCAAAACTCGATTCATCCAATACCGGTTACGCAGTTCTACGGTTCCTTCCTGCTCCTGATGGGGAAGACCTTCCGTGGGTCCGTGTTTTTGACCATGGCTTCAAGGGTCCAACCGGAAAATGGTACATTGAAAACTCACTGACCACCATTGGTCAAAAGGATCCGTGTTCCGAATTCAATTCATCTCTCTGGAACTCTGGAATTGAATCTGACAAGGATGTAGCACGGAAACAGAAACGCAGACTTAACTATTACTCCAACGTATATGTTAAGACTGACCAACTTAACCCTGAGAACGAAGGAAAGGTTTTTCTCTTTAGATATGGGAAGAAGATTTTCGACAAACTCACGGAGGCTATGCAACCTGATTTTGAGGATGACACCCCAGTAAACCCATTTGACTTATGGGAAGGTGCTGACTTCAAACTCAAGATTCGTATAGTCGAGGGTTATTGGAACTATGATAAGTCCGGTTTCGCAGAACCTTCTCAGTTCTTGAAGGACGAAGACGAGATGGAAACGATTTGGAAACAGACGTATTCCCTCTCCGAACTCATTTCCCCCGCAAAGTTCAAGTCATATGACGAACTCAAAACCAAACTGAATGGTGTTCTTGGTATTGAAACAGGAGTTGGAGCTCCAACATCCGCTCCTGCTGTCAAGTCAGTTGAAGTTGACGAGGGGGATGACCCAATGTCTTATTTTGAGAAGTTGGCTAATTCCTAGAAATCAGCTCTAACCCCATGTGGGTTTAACTGTTGAATTGTTGGATCATTATTAAATGATCTATCCTCAATAGTTTGGTTCATTACATTGGTTGTGGGGGCATTAAGCATATTGGTATTTCCTTGTGCTTGTGCCCCCGTTCCTTTATGGGCAACCGAACTTAATGCATAATTTTCCATAGCACCATTTTGTGCTTGTCTACCTCTTTGTGCATTCCCCCCCATCAAGCCCCCACTTGTTTGTTCAGAACCCTCAAGTTTAGCTGCTCTAAAATCCATTTTTGCTTTGTTGATTGCAGTCCTTTCATACCTTGGTTTTCCAGCTTTTGCTCCGGTTGGTGCTTTATAGAATTTCCCCCAAGGTTCATCGTAGTGGGGATTACTATTTTTTTCATCCATTTCACGATAGACATCTTTTTGTGATTTCTGTCTTACCGCTTGATCTCCACCCATTCTTTCATTTGCAATTTCTTTATTTTTAGCATCTTCTTCTTCGTTACCACCACCACCCAAATTTTCCAATGCGGAAATCATATATGATCCACCCGGTACTACAGAAAGTATACTTTTAACTATATCCCAGACTTTACTAAAAATCCCTTTAATAAAACCGATAACTTTATCAACACCCGATTTAATACCTTCCCACACTGAACCAATAACTTCTGCAATCTTGTCCTTAAATGTCCAAAGAAATCCAATAGCAATGCCACCAAGAATAACAGCCCAACCAACTGGCGTTGTTACTAATGGAATTAAAAGTTTAGAACCAAGACCCAATATCATTTTACCAATTGAACCAAGACCCTTGAATAAACTACCAAATAATCCAGATATAGATTTCATTGGGTTCATGTCCGCCATCTTACCCATTATTCCTTTCTTCTTTTTCTTCTTCTTAACATCCGGACCACCAAGGAGTGGAGTATCTGTCGGACCACCAAGAGCTCCTGCTGCAGCTTCTTCTGATGCAGAAACTCTAGAATCTCTTTTATTTTGTGCAATTTGTTCTGATGTTGACTCTTCCGTGGACGTTGTCAATCGACCCATAAACCCCAACATTTCTGCATAATAATTTTTGGTTTCTTCTGGAAGTACACTTTCAACATCATCAACTACTGCTAGTGCGGTATTTTCTGGCGATTCTGTTCCACCCTGTTCCATGAAACCACCAACACCATCAAGACTTTTTTCCATTCCTTCGATGCGTTGCGTTTCAACTTGTTTTTCTCGTTTCATTCGGAGAAAATGTGCAACAGTTAAAATCGCAGCTTCTTTCGCTTTACGTTTGAGAAATTTTACTGGGCTAGTTAAATCATCCCAAATATTCCCCAACTTTGTTTGGGTTGATTCATATCGTTCTGCAGCTTGTGTTTTTATTTTTTCAAATTCTATTTCTTTTTTCTGTCGTTCTAATGCAAGTAAAGCAACATTTCTCTCACCTTCATCCGTAATTTTTGCAATTGATTCTTCTCTTTCTTCTATTTTTTTGGCTAAGTCCAATCGGATATCATGATATTTTTCAACTCTTTGAAACCGTTCTTCAATTCGTTCAATCGCACTTTTATCATCCTTGGCACTCGCACGAAGAAGTAATGCTTCTTTTTCAGCATCAAAGATTTTCTTCTTTGCTTCAAATTGTTCCTCAACGCTCTCTAATGCTTTTGCTTCTATTATATTTGGAGCAAAATTAGCATCACCCGGATTTGGTAATATTTGTTCAGCCATGTGATTCTCTTTGTTTTTGTTTTTCTAAATAGTCGAGTAACATTCCAACGTAAATATCTCTTTCCCAAGGTAACATATTTTCTATTTCGGTTAAACTATAATTATGGTGTTGCATTAATCCAAAATTAGTCTTATAGTATGTTCCCAAACTGGAATGGGAAAGAGCCATTAGAAAAAAGTTTCCATCCCCTCTAACCGCACCTTGGACTTAACCTTTGTTTTAGGATTCATAACCTCTATATCCTTATATACTTTTGGTATATCATCAAAAAAATTACTCACCAGTTCAAGTTGAGATTGTGTCATTGAATCCACAAATGTATCAATTTCATCCTTTGAAAAATCAGCTGTTGCATACACAGTATCTTCGTCATATATTGAATCAATACAATCAGCAACAATTCTAAACCCATCCTTTTCATCAACCTTCATATTCATGGTTGGGTATTTCATTACAATACCAATAGTTTCATTCAGTTTAATAATATTATCATTTTTCTTTGGCCTTTTACATTTCACATCATCAAGGTTGATATTGACATCAACCCTTGTTATTTTGTCATCAGGACATAGAACAGAAAGGTCCACAGTTTCTCCTACGGACTTTGATCTTATGTTAATGAAAAGATATTCCACATCAAACGTTGGCATATCTTTATAATCCAACTCACCAAAGGTGCAATTCGCTATAATTTGCCCAATTGCATTTTTTTGATCTTCCACTTCACCTGTTTCATTTGCAATCATTAGAATCTTTTCTTCCTTGACCAAGAAAGATCGGTATCTAATTTTTTTCCCTGAGCTTGGTAGCTTCAATTCATATGTTGGTACATCTAGTATTGGTAATGCCATTATTTTTCGCCTATATTATGTTTGTGGAGGAACCTCAATATCATAACTCTTAAAATTCCAAATTATCACAAGTTTATGAAAATCATTCGAAGAGTCCCATGAAGCATCCATTTGGTTTACGCTTGTGGGGTATACTTCTTTTAAACTCATTTTATATGTCCAATCGTCACCTTCACCTACACCAGCATCATCTAAGAAATTATGTTTTAATTGGAAAACTTCAGCACTTCCAATATAGTTATCATAATAATTTGGAGATCCACCAACCCGAAGATTGTTCTTAACATATGACATTTTCAGCCAATCTTCAAAAAATCTTCGTTGAGTGTGTTCGGTGTCACAAAGGAATGTTGTGTCCCATGTTGCATAATTTAGATTATTAACTATTGCATATTCATTATCAGTCCCAATAACTCCCTGTGTCGCTTCCGATGAAATATCAGGAAATACTGTGTCTGAACACATCATAGAAATCGCATCATTAACCTTATGTGCTCCTAGAGCAACAGAGTTCAATCCAGCTGGTGGAGTAATTCGAACTCTAAAATGAGCTTTCCGTGCAAGGTCTTTGTGGAGTTGGTTAGAGACAAACCCATCAATAGATTTCCGTTTCCCTATTTCCGTTTTTGGACCATACTGTCCTATGAAGTTATCAACAGTCTTGAGACCACCATACACCTGTGATGCTATTGAATATCCCTTACTTATTATGTTTGCCATGTCTTATCCTATTAACCTTCTGGAATCTCTGTAAATGGAACCAGCAGACGCTTTCCGGAACCGTGCGGTTGGAAGAAATGCAGCAACCTCCCATTCCGAAGCCTCTACATACTTAATTCTTGATTCTATATGCATGGTGAGGTAGTGTTTGAAACAAGGTTTGAAATACTTTAGTTTAGAAGAACTTTTAAGCATTGCATAACTCATTCTGAATCTGGTTGTTTCATTAAACTTCTTGTTGTTCGTGATACTTATAAGCCCATCAAGAAATTTCATTCTCAGGGGAAGGGGAAGGTAATGAAGATTCACACCATAGAATCCCTTGGGAGCCGGACCTACCATAATAATAAGTGGAAACCTATCATAATACGGGAGTGTATCCTTGTGCTTTGGATCATACAGGTATGTGAACATTCTACCCGGTTTTGGTCTTGACATATTCTTCAATGCGGGATCATTCAAGATATCCGCCTGTTTAACCCGGAGACCCTTGACCTTGTTCATGAACCATTGTCTTGATTCTTTGGACTGAAAAGGAATTTGTTTCCGATACGCTGCAGCTTGGAGTTTGTCGAATAGTGAGTCTTCTGCCATATCCTTATTTATATACCTAAATCTGTTTCATCAATTATTTTGAACACATATCCCCTCTTACCGCACCACTTCTCTGCAGCCTCCCACTTCGCCTGATTGACCACAAATGTCCGACATTCCTTTAGATATTGGACTTGATTCTTCTTTTTCCGGGGTGGTTTTCTTTGACTTCTGGGCTTAACCTCTATGATATACCGGGTCACCTTCCCAGAGGAATCCTTTATCTTTGCATAGAAATCGGTGAAATATCTGTGTGCCTTTCTGTCTAATGGTGATAAATAAGGTATAATAACCTCTTCTGAATTCCATTCAAGTATAGCATTCGTGGTATCAAGATACGTCATCATCCTAAGCTCCCATGATGAACGGAACTGGATATTATCCCTTCTTCCACGATACTTCTTGGGGTTCTTTAATCGGTATTTACCTTGTAAATAATGTCCCATCAATATATTTATATAAATACTAATAGAATTAAACTTAGGAAATAACAATGGCATTCATGGACTCAGGATTCGTAAGAAAAGGTTTAACCGAAGCTGGAAACAGATTTGACAAGTTCGGCAAAGAACTTGGAGAATCTTCAAAGCCATTACCAGTAAATAAGGAATCCGTAAAATTTCCAAGCAATATTGCGTCATTCCCCACATTTATGCAATATACAGCATATGAGTTTACACCAACCGGCACAATGGCAACTACAGATAGTGCATTTGGTAACGTTGGTGCTGTTCAGAATGTTCTTGCAACAATATATTTGCCAGCATTGAAATCTGATGTCTCCGAAGGTCAGGGGTGGGGAACTGATCCTGCTAATAGTGTTGGTGCAGCTGCAGCTACCGCAGGACTTTCAGCATTTAAAGGGGCTAACGGAGGCCTCGCCGGTGTTGGTGCAGCTGCAAAAGCTGGAGCTGGAGCTGCAGCAAAAGCTACAGCAGCAACTTTCGTAACAGGTGCTTCTGGTCTTGTTTCCTCTGGACGGGGATTCGGTGTTATGGAACAACAGGCATTAAAATATGAAGGCCCAGAAATCAGATCACTCACATGTACATATACTCTTGTTCCAAGGTCTGAAGATGAAATGAGAACAATTCAAAAAATTATCAATACATTTCGATATCATTCTGCTCCATCAAGAAGTGATATTGCAAGTGCTACAGGTGTTGGGTTGAGTGACGATTTTAATACAGGAGTCAGGTCTTATAAATTTCCATCTTTGTTTAAAATTAAATGGTTGAGCGGGGTGGAGGAGAATAAATGGTTGCCAAAATATAATACATGTTATTGTAAAAGTGTTGCAGTGGAGTATGGTGATGAAAAATTTACAACATTCCATGCATCAGCAGGAGCTCCAACCACATATACATTAACTTTAACATTTGAGGAGTTAGACTATGTTACAAAACAAACCATTAAAGTTGGAGGTTAGATAATGTATTTTAACTTACATCCACACATGGAATTTGATGGAAGAGTTGTTGTTGATATGTTTCGAAGGGTTATACCCCACAAAAATATTATTGACAACTATGCGGTTATGACAAAATACGATGTCAGGGATCAAGATACTCCAGAAACCTTAGCATATGAACTATATGGCAATTCTGAGTATCACTGGGTTCTCCTGATTATTAATAACATTGTTAATATGAGAAAAGATTGGCCTCTTAGGTCTAGAGAATTTGGTGATTTTGTATCCACCAAATATCCAGCGGCAGGGCAACCGGATATGATTCATCACTACGAAGATGTTGATGGTGATGTGGTTGATGGGCCAACTGCTTATTTTGTTACCAATTTTACCTATGAAGAACGCATCAATGAAGCAAAAGGACAAATAAAAATCTTGAAACCTGAATACCTTAGAGCGTTTGTTGATAACTTTAAAAATCTGGTTGCATAGGGGATAATTGTGTCTGACGGTGATAGAGTATCAAAAACCGGCAAAACCCTTGCAGAAGATTTATTAAACAATAAAAAACTGGAAGAGGGTGGTCAGTTTGAAATAGGCAAGTGCTTTATTGTAACAAAGCATGGTGAAATTGATATATCTAAAATGATATCAACAATATATGTCTGGGAACATATATTTAGAGCATTCATGACAGCCGAGGTATCTGTTTTAGATACAAGAGATATATTGACGGGAGTGGAGATAACTGGTACGGAACCGGTTCATTTAGAATTTAGAACACTTGGCTCTGAGTTTCCGATTGCAATCAATATGATTGTATCTCACATAAAGAAAAGAAAGAAAGTAACTCAAATTGCTAATGAATATACCTTTTCTTTAATATCACCAGAATTTTTATATAACCAAAGAGTCAAAATATCCACTTGTTATAAGAAGGGGCCCAAGGAAGCTGTCAAGGATATTTTCTTCAAGAGGTTGGGTTCTAAACAAAAACTTTGGTTAGAGGATACAGACAACCAAAACAAGATTATCATTCCAAATAAATCTCCAGTAGATGCTATTGAATTATTATCTCAATTCGCAAAATCAAAAGAGAACAACGTTTCATACTTGTTTTTTCAAACTACGAAGTCATTTCATTATCGATCATATGCTGGAATGATTAATGCTGAAAATCAGGGACTCTCATTTACAAAGGCTTCTGAAGATCCAAATCCATTTCAAACTCCTCTTGCTAAATGTTCAAGGATAATAGAGTTTAATGTGAATTCAGATGTAGATATTCTGAAACAAACTAAAATGGGAACCTATGCATCAAGGGTTATAGAATATGATGTTTGTAACAAGTCAATCAGACCAACTACCTACAATTATCATGAAAAATTTGATGAAGATAGGATTCTAAAACTTGGTAAACATCCCGTAACACCAGATGGCCCGGTTGAAGAAGATGAAGATAGTAATTTATCTTCCTTCTCTGATTCCAAGGTTGAATTGATTGCAGCTGCCAGAACTGCTAATTTTAGAAAATATGATTTAAGTGCAGCACATGAATCTGGTGCAACACATCTTGACCACGAAAATAAAAAGAATCGATTATCAGAAATAAATTCCATGCTCATACAAAGAGCAAAGATAAAAATTGCTGGAATTTCTGGGATACAAGCTGGAGATATAATCAACGTTAATATATTCAGGCCAGCAGCTACAGATGGTGCTGGTGATGATAAAACAAACCCAAAACTTGATGAAAAATTATCTGGGAATTGGTTAATAGAATCAGTTGCACACAATCTTATATTCAAAGAAAAATATCATTGTATAATGTATATTATTAGAGATTCTGTTGAGAAAAAACAGACAGATTATGAATTATTGAATTACAGGTCAGGTGAATCAGAATTTTTAATTGCGGATAA